AAAATGTCTTTACTAGTTTTTCTGGTTTATCTTCAAAATGCTTCTTCATTACTTCTACATTTCTAGGGTCATCATCTGAGAATCCAATCATAGGTTTACTAGGTACAAATTTGTTAGCAATATCTTTTTTAAGATAAGCCTTTTTATTAAGTACCGCAGCCATACCCTTAATATAAGATACAAAATCATCCATAGCCATAACCTTTAATTCTTCAGGACTTTCCGCCCCTCCTTGTCCAAATGTTACAGGATGATATTTGTTCAATTCTAAATAACTCTTAATTATTTCATTGTCAGACATATCTTCTTCGTCCACAAAAGTTCTGTACTTCCTCAAATTTTTCAGTAATTGTTCTTTGTCTATTCCATTAAAACCACTTACAATATAATTGTATATTGCTTGTTTTATTGTGTTCGGATTGTGTCCTCGAGCGGTTATAATTGCAAAAATTGACCCGTTGTTTAATGCTTCTCTGAAGTCATCAAATGCCGGACCCACCTTGGCTTTCATTGAATCAATAATAAATTGTTTGTCTCCTTCTGTTCTGAAGTTTCTAAATGCGTTGTCCGCAAACCCAACAATTTTTTCACCGTTATATTCTATCGGTTTTTTTCCGATGTCATGTCTGTACTTTGCAAAATCGTCAGTACTCATACCAACCTCATCACCATTTTCATTTTTCAACATGATTTTTGTTGGCATATGTACAATATTGTCATCCCAATCAAAAGCATAATACTTCATATTTGGGGTTGTATCGTCTTTGAAAGATTCTTTAATAATGTAAATCATATGATATAAATATTCGTTATTAATTATTCTACCTCTTTTGCGTATAAGTCAAATGTATAATTAACCCATTTTAGGAATGGTTCTTTCCATAAGTCACCAAACAAATCATTGAATGTGTCTATTATGTCATAATCTAATGATATAAGAGGACATCTTGTTTTTATTTGTGCCTGAGGTTCAAAATAATCACATTTGTAATATCTAAAAATTTCAGAGTCATCGAGTTCAACATCACCAACATAAAAGATAGCTCTGTTTAAATCTTCGTACTCATCACCATCTTCAGTCTCTTCGACTGGATGGTAATATTTTATCTCATCAACATTTATATATTGATTGAACAGTTTAATCATCGCATCATTTAATCTAGACTCTGAAATAATATACCTCATGTAGAATAAATATTACATAAAATAAAACCCCTCACTATGGAGGGGTTTTAATATAATCTAAGTTATTGTTAGATATTTTCAAACGAAGCACCTGTTGGTGTAATCAAGAACTCAATCTCAATGAATTCAAGTGCCTTTGTTGGTTTTAGGTAGATTCTACCTGTAAGTGTGTTTCTATCCAAATCTTCAGGTGAAGAAGAAACTGTTACTCTGAAGTCATAAAGACCTCTGTCTCTTCTGATTGAATCAAGGATTGGGTTAACACTATCCAGGAACTGTTGTCTAACGATTTGGTCGTTTTGTTCGAACAACAATCTTACAGCTACCGCTGAAATCAACTTACGAGCCTGAAGTAGTAATCTTCTAACATTCAATCTGTTAAGTGCTGAGTCGGCAACTTGTAGAGTTTTATTACCCCAAATTACAGTTCCAACATCAGAGAAAGTTGCGATTGGGTTGATTCTTCCTTGGTATAGAATATCTCTACCTTCTTGTGTTAGTTTAACTCTTGCTTTAACAGAATTTACAAGACCTCTTGTGTAACCCGCTGATGCGAACCAAGGGAATGCAATGTTATCTGTAAGTGCTAAGTTTCTACAAACCTCACCTGTTGGTGGAAGATATAATTGTGTATTGTTTACAGTATCTCTAACCAAAATCCATGGATAGTAAGTTGCCGTATAGTTTGAATCGATACCTGTATTATCCAAGTTATCAACTGCTTCTTGTGGTTGAATTATTAATTCAGGGTCAGTTGAGTCTGGTTGATACATTGGGTAGTCAGGTGTTGTTGCGATATAAACTGAGTCAGCTCTTGAGAATTGTACCATGTTAACCGCTTGTTCAACAAGACTATTGTTATTAACATAGTCGATACTCGATGTTGCGAAAACATTGATGTTTGTCGATTCAGGATTAGAGAATGATAGAATACCCAATAAGTAAGCGTAGTAATCAGTGTTTGCAAAGTCTTGTGTGTTTTTAGCCACAACAATTCTTTTAAACATACCTTGACCCGAAGCGGTTGGGTATCTTGTTGATGGTGCCGCACCTGCCAAATAACCAGCTGCTCCAAGTCTATACCTATCTTCATTTGTTCTATACTCTCTGTAGATATCCCATCCGTCAAATCCACCTGCGAAACATACAGTGTACTTTCTTGAGTAGATATAATAGTATGGGTTTTCTTGAGTATCAGGTTCTGCTCTAAAATCAGCATCACCACATTGGAATGCCGGAGTTCCGCTAGTTACATATTCTGAACCTATAGTGACAACTGTTGCACCTGAGTCCATGTGGAAACCTTGTGTTAAGTAGTTCCATGGAGTTGAGTCGTAAGCAACTCCCCAAGTTGCTGCTGAAGGATTTTGTTTACCTTTATATTGTAAGAACGATTCATCAACACCGATTGTTGTGGAGAAACCTAAATATGTTCTTCTAATATTATCACCTGGTGAATCGTTAACACTAGCACCATATGCAGTAATACCGAAAGGTGGATTAAATACTGGTTCACCAGGATAATCGTATTTTGTTTTATATACTGGAACAGGAGATGGGTTAGTTGTTGTATCATAAATTCTTTGGTCATAACCATAAAATCCACAAGGTAAAGCATCAATTGGAGCTTCTTTTGAAACTTCTACCATAATGTATTTTGAAAGTAACGGATACTCCCCATCGAACGAACCTATCTTCTTACCAACAAAACTGTTAGATGCTGGGTCCATAGTACAATTTGTGTACTTTTCAATAACAACAGGATTTTGGTCAGTATCAAAGAAACTTCTAACTAATACATCGAAAGATAAATTAGCAAAAGAAATGTTTGCAATTGAAACTTTTATTTCGGTGTTTGCCGAAGTACCGTCAGAGATAGAAATGAATCTGAATAACTTGTAAACTTTATTACCTCTCAATTCTGAAACTATAAACGGAGACTGTGGTGTTGTGTATTTTTCTAAATTCCATGCAATTGAATCTGAACTGTAAGAACTTGCGGCAGGTAACGCAATCAAATCACAACTCAAACCACGAATATATCCTTTGTCATACAAATAATCTAAAGCCACAGGATAAATCTCCTCAACAAAAACAGGAACTTCATTTCTTGCTTTACCGAAGTTATCAAATCCTAATACTTTAGGTAAGAACTTACTACTAACACTCGATAGTGATGTTTCAAAAGAGAAATTATCGCCGTCTTTAGTTACACCTGATAGTAAGAATGTTGAATATGGATTGGTTGAAACTCCTGAATAAGAACCTGTACAAACCATGTTCAAATCTGTAGTTGCAGAAACCTCGTATTGAGGACCGTGGTTTGAACTGTCGTACAAAGAAATACCTCTTGAACGTAATGTTGCAACAACCAAGTTGTTATATTCTGAATAAGCAGAAGCTGAATAAGTGTAAACATTACCCGATAAAGTACCTGAGTATGTGTCTGAAGCACCAGTTGTAAAACTAGAAACAATATAGTCAAAAGAAAAACCTGAATAGTCGTTTCCACTATAGTTTGCAAAGTTAGAATACATCCAAGCGGAGTTATCACTGTCTACTAAGTCATTATCAGAAAAGTTTAAAGAATTTACACCAAACACGTTATTCAAAGTTGTGTATAGTCCTGATAAACTTGTGTAGTCCGCTGAAGGTATAGAACCATAAACAATTGCGGTTGTACCTGTTGATGATGGTGTTGTTGCAAAACTATCGAGAATATTTGTGAAGTCTTCGTTGAATGTTGAAGTGCTTCCGTCACCTAATCTATACTGCGTGTTTAAAAGATTATTAACTTCATCAGGTAATGTTCCTATCAAAGTTACAGTATCTGCTGAAGCAACACCAGAAAAATCAATTGTCCATGGAGTTGCGGTTAAAGGATTTAAACCTACTGTATCAGGGTTAACATTTGCAGTTACTTTCAAAGTCCAAGAAGGACCCGCATCATAACCAGACAAACCTAAAACTCTTGTTACGAAAAGTTGGTTGGACTGCTGTAAATATGATTTTGCAATATATGCTGCTTCATATTTTGGTATCTGTGTATTTACAAATTTTGTTGGTTCCGAACCTCCGAAGAAGGCTTGAAACTCATCGTAGTTTGTTATGAAAATAGGTTCGAATGCTGGACCCTTAAGAGTCTCACCAACCAAACCAAGTGTAGTTACACCCACACTCTGAGCCACAAAAGACAAATCTGTTTCTGAGGTATAAACACCTGGAGAAACAAACACTTTCTGATTAGTTTGTACTGTTGCCATTATTTATTGGTTTCTAAAAAGATTTATTTTTATTCATAAATATTAGAGAACAAATGAAAAAACTTTACTTTTCATAATCTATTTGTATTTAGTATGAATAAATTCTGCCTTTTTTATCTTTTATGTCTAAACTATATGAGAGCAAAATAAAAAACATTAAAATATCTGAAGATGTACACAAAGTATTAAAAAAATACTGTGACAAAAAGGGTATTAAAATTTACAAGTTTTTGGAACAAATGATTCTAGAAAAATGTAAAGAAAAGAAGGATATCTATGGTGAGGACTAAAGTAACTTGTTTGTAAAAAGTATTTTAGATTCGAGTAAGTTATCTGTCTTAACAACCTCAACCCTCAGTACATCATTTGTGTTAATTAAGATTTCGTTCACATCCGTTCCGTAATATTGATTGTTGATGTAAACATCATAACTTGTTACGTTTTCTGTGGAATCCACTGTCATGTTCACCATATAATCCATAATATCACTTAAGACAGTGTTTCCTGTGACAAACAAAAATTCTTGTGTAAATAAATCAGGATTCTTGGGGTACGTTTGATTTTTCTTTCCCACAGGTGTATAACCTTCCACCTCCATTACTTGTAGTATTCTTGATATTGCAGGTTTAACCTCGAATTCATCTTCGTCGATAAGGTAACCAAGCATGATGAATTCATAGTTTTGAACATAATACTTTCTCTTTTCCAAATCGGTTATACTTTCATCACTTAAACTTTGCATAACAATCGGGACATACTGTCCCTTGATAAAAGTATATGCTTGCCTTGAAGAAAATTTTTGTAGAATAATTTTATTGAACTGATTCAATTCTCTCATCCTGTTACAAACAATTCTAACATTGTAAGTTATGTCCACAGGAACAGGTTGGGGGATTTTATAAATGTCCATGCCTTCTTGGTTACCATTCCAAGTAGGAACTGATGCATAATAGAATTCTTTTCTATTTGGAATATTCCACCTTAAAGATGGGTTTGTACCATACTTTACTTCAGGTTGTCTAACAACAGAAATAAAAGGAACTTGAGGATTGAAATCTTGGTCCACAAAAGTCCAAGTTTCCGCAAACTGAGCCCAATTTTGAGTTGTAATGATTGTATCAATCATTGGTACAATCTTCCCTGAAGTAACTAACTGTAAATCTGTTTTGACAAAATCTAACATACCCCTATCCAAATCAGCATGTAATACAGATTTAGGAAGATATGTACCATCCTTATTAATATAGTCCTTAAGTTGTTCCCTTCTGGCAAACAAAGTCTTATCGGGAACTAACGGTAATGATTTTTTTATTTGTATAGGGAACGCCATTTTATTTTAGTAAATAAATTTTATTGGTACCATTAACCATATTTACTTCATCCCCATGAAATATTGGTTCTTGTGTTGATTTTATTACAAAACTATCGTTTTTATATGGGTTGTATGAAACTATTTCTCCTTCTTGTTCTTGAGGTATTTCATCACAAGGAAACTCACAATAATCTTCTAAAATACCGATTACAAATGCGTGTACATTTTTAGTCTTCTCCTTTCTTACCTTTTCCAAACCTCCTTTACGTACTCTAAATTCTACATTAGATAACTTTATAAAATCCGCATGTAAAACAACTATTCCACTTTTCTGAACAGAGAATGTGTATTTATGAAGATTATAATAAACCATAACTTTCTGGCCAATTATGTTATCTTTTAAAACATCTTTTTGTGACTCTGATATTAAAATAATCATAAACCTCTGAATTCATTTTGATTAACAGGGGTTGCGATGATAGTTCTATAGAATGGTCTATATCCCCCATAAGTGTGTTTATTGTCTGAAACAACCCTACCGTCATTAGAAACACTATAATATCTAACTCTAGACTCGGTTTCATAATACCCCAAATAATCTCCAAACGCAATATCAACTTGTAAATCATCAAGATACTTTTGATAAACAGAAAATCTCATGTTACCGGGTTCATCTAACTCAACTCTACTTTTACTTATCGTTTGGTTAG